ACCTCTGTGTTAATCAACCTTTTTGCTTCATAAGCTGAAGAACCGTATGTACTTTTGATATCTCTAGCTAATTTTTCAGGAGATGCACCTTGAATTAATGCTTTTTCAACATCAGAAATAACCCTTTTTGATAGTTTATTAGTATCTTTCCAAATACTTGTAGAAAAATCTCTTCCTCTAATCGGTCTTTCAATTGCTGCCTTAACCATTTCTGGACGTAATAAAGCAAAATTTGTTGTAGCTTTCACTCCTTTATCAATAAGAAAAGCTGATTGATAATAAGTTTCTTGGTATACATCAGTTAAAATATCTCTTGTTATAGAGGTGTGTTTATCAGTTAATACATCAATACTGCCTTTCAATAGCTTTTCTATTTCGGTTAAAATAGTGTATCTTTGATAGTCTGATATATTTAATGCATCACCTACCATATTTTTCAGATAAATCTTACTGATCTTACCTAGAATATCATCTTGATTACGTTTAAATAATTGAAGAATTTGGTATGTGTTTTTTATGCCGTATTTCTCCATTTCTTGTTTCATCTTTATCATTTCACTTTGTAAAGACATAACCTATCGTTACCCCCTTACTTAAAAGTTATTGATTTTATCAAGGTCAATACTATCCATAGCTGATTTTTCCGCTTTGATTTTTTCAATCTCTTGTGCCGGATTTTCAACCCAAGGAAGCTGTTTCAAAGCTGTTTCAAGGCTTATCTTGTCTCCCAACTGGCTGATAGCTTGTACAATAGTAATGATATCAATAGGAATATTAGGAGTGAAGCTTATTCTAATATCTTTTATATCATATGTAAGATTTTTCAATGATAAATACTCAAATAATCGTTCAATTCTGTCATAAATTGTATCTGATATAATGCTAAACATTGCCTTACATCTATTTTCAAGGAATATAATTCTACTTCTAATTGCTAATGCGCTGGTATTCGATTGTAATTTTTCATTACTATCAATGTGATTACAATTTTCATACATAGAATTTCTTAAATTACCTATCATATTTTGTATATAAGCATCATTCATTTCTTTTAACAACCATGACACAGTAGAGTCCTTAGATGTTAAGTTCAAAATACCCTTCGATTTCAATGTTTCTGCTGCTGCATCATCTACTTCAGCACCAACTACAACTAAATAAGCATTACGATAATCAGCAATAACATTCACCTGATCTGATAAAATTTGTGAATATGCATCATTCAAACGCTTAATTTTATAGAAAATAGTTTGCTCTATATCCATCTTACAAACTGATACAGGACAGCCTTTGAATATGTGTGTCTTAGTATCAAGTAAAGTATCATTTTTATATATCTCAATGCGACCATCATTATAATAAATATCTTTATATTGGCAATCATCATATCGGTTTTTATAAAAATGAATAAAGATTTGAGGAACATCGTCTGTATCAGTATAGACAATCGAATTTGTAGGATTTAAAATCCTTGCACAATATCTTCCTTTATAATCGATATAACTCAATTCATAAGCTAAACCATATATTTCAAGTGTTTTCATCAGGCTTTGATTGTGATTATCTTTGAAATGAAATAAGCTATTATCAATAGTGTTAATTACATCGTTATTGCCTGACATACTCGTATAGCTTATAGGATTTCCTAAAGTATATTGAATTTCTTCATCAATAAATTTTTGAATGAAGTTATTAATTACTATATGGTTATTCCTATTTGCTTCACGTTTATATGTACTAACAATATCATGCTCTCCTGAATAGTAATCTTCCATTTTTAAATACATATTTAAGTCGGCAAAATAATCATCTATCATGCCTTGTATAATTGTTTTTTCGTCCATTATATTTCACCTTCTTTCTATAATCCTAAAAAGGATAAATCTAAAACTTTTAACTTAGGTACATTCTCAACCGTACTAATAGTTTCAACTGCTGAAGTTAAAACGTCAGGAGCATCATCATGTAAGGTATAACTACACCCAGCAAAATCTTTTACTTGATCTATAAAATCTATATCTTCTTCATTAAAGATAATTTGTCCTAAATTTACAGAACCAACAATTGAAGAAATACGTGCATCCTTATTTTTGTTCTGCATTTTATTAATAAAAATAATCCCCCTTGATTTCAAGGAAGGATCATTGTTTATAATCTCATTCAGTTTAATAACATCACTACCCATATAAGTATTCTTTTCAATATTTACATGAGTTATTTCTTCGTAATCTCTGATTAATTGAATAGTCTGTTTTATGTAATCATCAAACTTTAATTTATCTATAATGCCTTTTCTGACATAGCGGATATTATTATCAGCTTCAGACATAACACAAAATGCGGAGTAGTCGTTCTTCTCTGCTGTTCCAGTAGCCGGATCAACTGACAATATAGTTTTCTTAAATGAACAATCGTCAATCTCTGCTTTTGACTTAGTAATAATGGTTTTAAATAGCTTTTCACCAATGTTATCAATATCATTCTGAATTTCAATTTTAAAACTAACAGGATTTTGATAATACTTCAAAGCGAATGAAAGACAATCCCAGTATTCTTGCCATAATAAAGGATATTGCATATCTTTTTCATGCTGATAATAAAACTCTTTTGCATCTTCAAGCGGAAATTCTCTTCCGCTATCCGTTAAGATTTTCTTGAATTCTAACCATAAGCCATTATTAAATAATTCATCTACATTATCTACTAGTACACCAGCTTTTATCTTTGTTTTCCATATCGGACTTTTAGTTAATGTATGGTAGAAATCATTTTTCATTTGAACTGTACCAACCGCTACCATATGATAATTTCTTTCTTCAATGGCATTAGCTGCATCAGAGAAAAACCTATTTACAAACTTTTCTCTAGTCTGTTCACTTGATAAAACTGTTTCATTCTGGTAATCATCCAGTATTAGAAGATTAATTCTATTACTGCCGTATCGAGTACCACGAAATGAACTGTTAGCGGATATACTACGGATCATTGTCCTATTAGGTTTAGTATCAAGTTCCAATTCTTCACTGTTATTCTTTAAATTCTTATTGAATACTTCACCGAATGCTTGTCTAATATATTCGTTATCCTTAATAATCAATTTGATCTCTGCAATAAACTGTTCTGCTGTATCTCCAATACTAGACGATATAACCGTATAGATTGAATAATTATATAGTGAACACCATATTGCTAAAGGAAGTGATATTGTGGAAGTCTTACCAAATCCACGAGATATAATATACTCTCTATGATCTCCATTAATATTTATAATTGAGTCTTGAACCTCTTCCCATATTTCCTTATGTGTTGGGGATAATTCCGCTTTGCCTATTCCTGTGTATAAATCTTGTAGAAAGTAATAGTTAAAGAATGAAAATGAGATTTTACCCAACTGATAAGCTAAACCATATTGAGAGAATAATTTATCTTTATTTTTTCTAATTAGTTCCGTTGCTTTATCTTCTCCATAATATTTTACTAGATACTTATAAAGTATCTTAAAATTATCAGGAGTATTTAAGTTTATATTTGTTATCACTTATCACCTACTTTATTTTGTGACATTTTTTACCCCTCCAATAAGGTATCCAATAGGACTCCAATAGCTATCTAATCAGTTTGGTTGTCTATAAGGCTATAACCCTAGTAAATAGGTATTTATATAGTTATATTCTAATCCTTAAAAGCGTTTTCCCACCCACCTCCCTCTCCCTCCACCATCAAAGGGGGCGCGCGAAATTTCACATTATGCGTGCGTGAAAATCGAGTTTTAGCAGGTAAATTGATACCAGTATTATGTAAATCTGTATATGTTTGGGGCAAACTGAACCTAAGTTAACGCTAGTTCAATTAAACTCTCCTTCAGATTGAAGGTAAGTCAATTATGACGCACCTTGGAGTTTAAAAATTGGTGGAAAAATTTTATAGCTTACCTCCACCGCATTTTCCAGAAATCGAAAATAGAATGCTACCCCACCTTGAAATATCAAGCAATAAAAAAGCACATCATATAAATGACATGCTAATTATTTTTATACATTCATTATTCTTTTTCTTTTTTCCCTCTGTAATGTTGACTTACTTATCTTAGTCATTACTTCTACTTGCTTATAACTATTTGTTTCTAATAGCTTAACAGCATGATCAAGTTGTGTGTCTGTATATTCCTTTGGTCTGCCCTCTTTATATCCGTTCTTAGTACGTGCTATAGCCTTACCTGATTGCGTACGTTCTACAATCATTGAGCGTTCAAACTCTGCAAATGCTAATAGATTAGTAACTATTAATCTACCCATTGGAGTATCTTCAATCAATCCCATATTCATTATGTGTACTGTCACACCATTATCTCTTAGCTTATCTATATACCCTAGTCCTTCTTTAGTAGTCCTACAAAATCTATCTAACTTAGTAACCACTAATGTATCACCAGACTTTAGCTTATTCATAATATTATTAAATATAGGTCTATCTTTAGCACCGCTATAGCTTTCTATAATTATCTCTGCATCTGCATATCTACCTTTAATCTTCTCTGTTTGTTCCTCTATACTATTACCTTCTAATTGACCTCTGGTGGATACTCTACAATAACCGTATATCATGCTTATCACTCCTAATCGTTTTGAATATATGTTTTGACTACTACCTAAGTACGATTATACCGTATACTAAATAGTCTGTCAATACCTTATTCAAAACTTTTAAGTTATGAATACACTTATTAGTTTTCTTTATTTAATTCCTCTTTAACATAAGCTAACATATCTTCAATCTGAATATCTGCTTCCGGCTCACCATTATTATTAGATGCATTCTGTATTCTTCCTAGTGATCTATCCATCCAATAAGATAAAGCCTTTTCTTTTGTTCTAATATCTGTAGAAGTTTTACAGATTTTCCAATACTCTTCAATTGCTTGTGGTAATCTGCTAACAAAGTCCTTTTGTGCTTGGTTTTTCATGCCTTGTAGACGGTTGTTGAGTTCAGCCATAAACTCTTCATCTTTAAGCCATTTATAATAAGTTGTTCTGTCCATGCCTATTTTTAGCATAGCTTCGCCTACTGTATAGTCTCCTGTTGCTATCATTTCAATTACTTGTATCTTTTTTTCATTCAACATAATCTGTATCACTCCTTTCACAAGTCTACAATTTTTATACATATAAATACACATATATTTATACACATATTGCAAAAAATTTAAAAAGGGTAGCGGAAAACTCCACCACCCTCATATTATATTAATATTCTAAACACTCTAATATCTGACCAGCTAAAGCTTCATCATCCCTATTAGGTCTACTAACCATCATAGCAATAGTAAATTTATTTAATACTCTGCTCTGATCCAACTTAGCAGCTAATTTACGCTTATAAGCTAAATCCTCACATTCTAA